CATCAATCGTGTCCTCAGCAACATACAACTTTTTGCCGTCGTATGCCAGTTGACAAATATTCATGTCAAAATCATCCAATAGATTACATGGACTATTAAAAAAGTGACCGTGAATCAACTGAATAGTGTAAGATCGTGTTCTATATGCAATTATGACGTTTTGTACCCACTTTGTATCTTCTCCTCTTGAAATAACTTTGAATTGATTACTTTTAACAAGTTCGTTTAGATAGTGATTCTTCTGCTCAATATTGGCAAAAAATACATCGATGTCGGTTGACATTGGAAGTTCAAGATATGTTCTCAACAAACATCCACCGGCAATCCATGGACCTTTTTCATCCAATTTAGGCAACACTTCCAACAAAAACTCTAATTCGGTCACTTTCTTTGTGTGACTAGTAATCGAAGTGAGTGGGACTTTGGTATAATTTGGCACAGCTTTTTTATCTCCTATATGTTGACTATACTCACAAGTCACGTTCATGTCAACTCACAATGTTCGTCAATCTCAGAAAAACATTCGTGGCACAGTTGTCCTACACCCTCGACATAGTTGTGACGATAATCAACGTGTAAATCAATCGGAACCTCAGTGCATCTGTTACATGTTACACACGTTTCATAGTGTTCCACTTTAAAGTCATTATTAGAGATGATAGTAATTTTGTTGTTCATAGAATTTATTTCCAAAGTACTTGTAATGCTACAATTAGTCCACTCAATCCAATCAATACCAATGTTTTGGCATTCAATTTTTCATTGAAGTAGATCTGTGTTAACATTGTAAACATAACTATGCCTATGCTAAATGTGAGTATTCGGTTTGGCCACATTTTGCCGTCAAAATATTCACTGATAAGTCGTACACTGTAAATTGACAACAGTGTGCTGGGTATACTCAGTAGTACCAACCAATATTGGTACTTTTTGTAAAACTCGTTGATGAACTGACCATATAGTTGATGCCACCCAATGATGTAGACGAAGATTAGAATTGTTACTCCTATAACCAATTTCATATATTTGTATGTTACTTGGTTTTGATTTTCTCTTCTAAGTATAGAGTATATCTAGCTTGTTGTCTGCAGTTAACTAGTTTAGAACCTGAGAAATCTGCTTTGATGACACGAATACCTTTTGAACCATATTCGTTCATTATAGTTTCCAATTCTTCGGTAGTGGATACATCATGTATTCTAACACTATATTTGTATTTCATACTGCTACCTCCGTTTTAATTGCAGGACGGGGATTGTAAGTTTTGTATTTCATAAAAATAGATGTGTTTTTAGGATTGGCATTTAATATATATTGTTATGAATATCATAAGTGGAATATACAAGATTGTCAACGTCAAAAATGGTAAAATATACATTGGAAGTAGTAAAAATATTAAGAGGCGTTGGGGTATACACAAATCATCATTAAAAAATAATCGACATCATTCAGTATATCTTCAAAGAGCGTGGAACAAATATGGAAAAGAAAATTTTATTTATGAAGTTATAAAAGAAATGCCCAATGCGTCGAATGTCGAACTGTTAAATGAAGAAACGTATTTTGTTACAATGTTAAAACCTGAATATAACGTTGGCAGTATTGGTGGAGGTGATAATTTAACACACCATCCACATAGAGATGTTATTATAGAAAAGATGACAAAAACTGTAAATGAAACTGTTGCAAAAATGTCTAAAAAAGACAAGTTGGAAAGATGGAGCCGACCGGGGGAAAAGAATCCAAATTGGAAAGGTGGCGTTTCTTCTCCTAAATGTAATGACTGTGGCAAACAACTAAGATATGGCCATAAATACTGTTCATATTGTTCGAAACTAGGACAAAGAAACGCTTTTTATGGAAAAAAACACACGGATGAATATAAACAAAAAGCGTCTGAAAAAAGAAAAGGAACTCTTCCTGCTAATGCCAATCCTATAGTTCTCAATGGAGTATCGTATGTATCTCAAGCTGATGCTGCAAGGAAATTGCATGTCTCCATTGGAACTATAAGTAATTGGATTAATAAAAAGTTCAAAAAAAATACTGATATCAAACCGCTACATCAAACTTGATTGTAGAGTGAAACTCATAATCTAATAGTTTAATATCGTCATATTTGAAATCAAACAGTGATTTAACTTCTGGATTCAACCAAACTTTAGGTAGCTTCTTTGGTTCCCGTGTTAATTGTAACTTCAATCCGTCAATATGATTTACATAGATATGAGTATCACCCATTGAATGCGTAAACATACCGGGAACCATATTAACAGTTTGTGCAATCATTGCAGTTAACAATGCGTAACTTGCAATATTAAATGGCTTTCCAAGCGCAGTGTCCACGGATCTTTGGTAGAGCAAACAATTCAAACGACGGTGGGGAATATTCTCCTCATTCAGTTTTTGAATGATCCAAATTTCAGATTTAGGAAGATTTACAGGACCAACTTGTTTCTGTAAAATATCAATTCGTTCTTCCAGTGTCAATTCTTCTGTATGAAAGTGGAATAGACAATGACAGGGTGGCAATGCGCAATGATCTACCCAGTATGGATGCCATGCTGAGACAATCATACGACGATCATCTGGATTGGTTTTAAGCTTGTTAATTACCTTTTGCAATTGATCCACATGACCTACTTCACAAGCGTATCCACTACTTGTTTCATAATGGACATCTAATGGAGCAGTAGGATCGGTTGTCTTTGGGTTGTGACACATTGGATCGCTATTGTCAAAATATGGAAATGATCTCCACATTCCACCATAAGTTCCTTCACCAAGTTCACCCCATTTTGCAGCAAACGCATCATTAGTTTTTATTTCATTTACGAACTCGTCTTGCGTCATTTCTCGCACGCAATTTTTTTCTAAGTCCTCTATATGAACATCGTAATCTGGTTCATTAAGAGTTTTGCAATATTTTTGATATTTTACATATGCCCATTCATTCCAAATACGAACATTATTATCAACAAGATACTTGATATTGGTGCTGCCACTAATAAACCAAAGCAATTCATGCACGATTGCTGGCCAATGCACTTTTTTGGTGGTTAATAGAGGAAATGCGTTTAGATCCACATTGTATTTGGCTTGAGCACCAAAAATACCAATGGTATCTACACCAGTTCGGTTCTTTTTAAGTCTTCCGTTTGTCAAAATATCATTGACAATTCTGAAATATTCTGTGTCTACTTTGTTCATATTACTTATTCAATGTATTATCGATAAAGTCGATGGCCGATCTTTCCCACTCTGCCACATCGGCGATATCGGGTCCAAACTTGGCATCATATGCTATAGTGACAAACTTATGTGTAAGTTCTTTATCACCTTCTTTGATTACAAGTTCACCCTTGTAAGGTTCAACTCGTTCAACGTAAATTTTATACTTTTTATCTAATTCTGCTTCCCAAATGATATAATTCATATTCAACTAAATTTCAAGTTTTCATCTTGGGTATAATTGACACTGGTGGGTTCTTTTTTGACGCCTGAATTGAGAAATTCAAAACTATAAGAATACTTTCCAATGTGTGACAACTTTACCCGTGTGTCACTATACAATGGTACACCGATTTGTTTTAGTCGATGACAAAATGCAAAATCTTCACCCAGATATTCACCATCAATCAAAATTGGAAAGAAGTATGGATATACGTTATATTGTCCACCCCAAATCTTGACCTTTTCCATGTTCAGTTCTTTTGCCATCTTTTCATATACACTACGATGCGTATACATGAATCCAGTGGCAGCATAGTTAACTTCGTATATTCCTCCATTCTCACCCAATTGAACGTTTTTGTTCTTAAATTGAGTAGTCAACACTGGCCATCCCTTTACACTATAAGGTGCGCTCATAAATGTAAATCCATGACTAATCAATTTTTCCACATCGTAAGGCCAAAACACTACATCAGCATCAATCCAAAACAAATGTTCAAAACCAGCATCAAGTGCTTCTTGAGCCATCGCACACCGTCCCTGATCAATAGCAGACCAACCATACTTTCGCCATACTGTATAACCCATCGATTCCAATTTACGTAACGCATCATCTACGGCGGGTTCAATGTGATGTCCAACAGGAACCAAAATTACAGTTGAACTTTTAGATTTTGCGGTTTGAACGATAACTTCTGACGTTTTCTTTTTTGAAAACAAGTTTCTCACAAATGATTTGATTGATGTAAACATATTTTTGATATATAGTTAGTTTCGAGTGTAACGAAATATTTTATGTCCGTCTTCTAAAGACGCAATTAATGTAGTTTGATTCAATGAATCGCTAAATGGTGGCATATATGTGTCTCCATCATAAGAACCATTAACATGCGTAACATAAAATTCTTTGATAAAATCCATGAATAACGTATATGTCTTTGCACCTCCGATAACAATAACATCTCGTTTTTCTGCAATTCCCAACACATCAAACAGTGACACCGTACACATTGCTGTGTCATTTACTGGGTTGAACCATCGATCCTGAAAAGAATCGGTCAATACCAACAGTTTACGACCCGGCAAAGGTGGCAAAGTTTTGTATGTCGTAGACCCAACAACAAGATATTGATTTGCTGTAAAAGTCTTGAACCACTGAAAGTCTTCTTTGATGGTAGGCCAGGGAAGTCCACCACCCCGTCCGATTAGACGGTTATTATCCATTGCTGCAATTGCTTTAATCATGAGTTTATATATTCTTTGGCTTTGGCCAAAGTTTCAAGGACATCGTTAGTATCGGTATCAATATGCAAGTAATTATTAACCGGTGGCGAATAATAGTCAACCATTTTACCTTCTCGTTCACGATTCGATTTCAAATAGATTTCTTTAACGTTAGTCTTTGTTTTAATCCAATCACGTTGATCACGAAATGGACTAACTACAGACACAATATTGTAATCGTATTTGTGTTCATCAACCAAAATATTGGTCATGATTCGTTCTATATTTAGTCTACGTCCAACCCGTGAGTAATCATTGTTGTCTGTCAATTTACGAAACATATCACCGTCCATAATCCGACAAGATTTGTGTCGGAAATAATCACGCAAATTTAAAGCCAGTGTCGTTTTTCCACTAGCAGGTTGTCCTGTAATCCAAATTATCATGGCAACGAAAAACTTCTATTGTAACTATTGACGTAACTAACAATATTCTTTTTTCCAACGGGATTCATGCTGTGTACAGCAAACCTCGGATGTTTGATTCCCTTATTCATACACTGGTTGACCAAAAACTGAGCACACTCGTAGCCAGTCTTTTCCCGATACTTGTTATAATTGATGTCGTTCTGGTTTAAAGTAATGATGGGTTGATAGTGTTGATCAGACAAATCGTGGTCATACGTAACAAAAGTTGGAATGCCTTTGCTTACAATCGTATTACGAAACTCTTCGTAATTTCTTACGATAAGCCATTCAACTGTAGGTAACTTAATCCAAGTTACATCTTCTGGAACTCGGATGTCATCCAAAAAAATATTGTAGGGTTCTTTCATAGTTTTATATAGATTACTTCACAAAATGAACAATGTCAAATCCTTCTTCTCTGGAAGGTGTAACATAATTGTTCAACATACGTTCAATAACATCAGCCGGAACGTCACGTCCACCCTCTGCCCCACGCTTTTTATTCCGTTCAATAAGAATGTCCTTGTCAACAATAAAAACGTATGCCTCAAGAACAACACCATATTTTTTTGCTAATTCAACCCAAGGTTTTCGAGCCTTACGATGCATATTGGTCGCGTCGATCAACACGGTATTTCCGTTTCGGACCAAACTATCTGCTTCAGCTTCCATATATTGGAAAACCTTACCGCTCACGCTTTGATCGTTTTCATCTCTTCCATAGACTGCTCTAAGAGCATCACTACTAAGTACACTCACATGCGGGTGGGAGCGGTTGTATTTTTCAATCCAAGTTGACTTGCCACTACCGGGAGCACCAACCATAACAATAATTTTATTCATTTTTATCCGTGTTTCAGTTCAAACTGTTCGCTGATAATCTTTCCGGTCAAACGTCCTTTTAGAGTCTCACTATAAGTCTCCACAAGAGGACGAACAACAATTCCCTCAGCAAAATTGCCGTTCTCGTACACTAAGTTATTTGCCATCTCTTGAAGTTGAGGAAGAGTCTTGTTGAACTCTGTACCAACATCCAACGTTTCAACAATAGGAACGTAATTGTAAAAACAAAATTCCTGTAACTCAGTCCATCCAAGATACATACCCTTGTCAATATCAAACAAGTTAAATGCTCTGAATTGAATTTCGGACACACCCAACAAGTTGCCGTTAATGCCAGGTCCATAAACCTCACCTTGTACGGCAAGATTTCGACCAGACGCTTTCAGTTTCTCTTCAAGACCATACTTTTCAGCAATACGCCAAAAAGCGTTTTTCTCGTCGTGTTTCAACTGATAGTTACGACTGCACACTCCAAACAGACCATCCTTGATGTAGTAAGTTCCACTGCTACCATCAACCTTAACGGTGATGTAGTACGGCTTACCAGTCAACTCATCAATGATCTCTGGATTGTTCTTGATGTTGTCTTCATCCGTCTTGGGAATGTAACTTGGTCGTAATCCAAACACTTGGCCAGCCAATTGAGCCGGAAGAGGCTTTTCGTAGTGTTTGGCATAAACATATTGACTCACATCACTTCCGATAATGCCCGGTTCAGAAAACACAACGGTATCGTGTCCAAGCTGCTTGAACAGAGTCAACGGAAACGCAATTCCTTGACTGATTTGTCCACGAAGTTTGACGGTCTTGATACGAAAGTGTTTGCTGCTCAAGAATTGATACGGTGGCTTGTCTTCAAGAACGCTATCAATGCAAATATAAATGCACATATCACCTTTCTTGAACTCCCCCTTCTTGATGCACACCTGCCATCCCTTGATGGTTGCGAGTTCCAACGCATCGGCGTTGGGATGTGGTTTGACTTCGATAATTTCTTCGATTGTAGCGACTTTCATAACTTTACTTTAGACTATATAGTGGTTACTGTCAACAAAAAACCCACCTTTCGGTGGGTTTTCGTATCATATGTGGATCGTTATCCTACTTTCTGTTTCATATATTGATCAAAATGTTCGGCACCCTGTTTAAGGTTATCAAACTTGTTGATCAAGACCGTGTTATCTACACTGGAATCTCCTCCTTTGGAGTGAGCAACCACATGACCCTTTACGAGGTCGTCGATTGGCATATCTTCTCCGGTAACCGCGTCTTTTCCGTTTTGACGAACATACACTGTGAGTGCTTCTACATCAGAGATGGTACGACGTTTGTCTTTGGCTAAGATACCAATTGACTTCAATTGTTCTGGATTATTGACGTAAGATTCAAATGACTTTTCCCATTCAGAAAAAATTCCATCAAGTTCATCTTTGTTACGATGCGCCTTACGAGTTTTCAATCCGTATGCACTTTCAACTGGTTTACCGGTAACAGGATCAATTTGAACGACCAATTGATTTTGAACTGGATCAAATGTTTTGACTTGAGATAGGTCACAATGAGTCACCCAGAACCACATGAAGAACTTACGAGGATCTTCATATTCAACTTCACAATTCTTCAAGTAATACTTTTCAATGTGGAACAATAGAGAATACAGTGTAAACAGTGTACCTTTGTTAAGCAACATACCCGAGTTACGTTGAACGTTGTTGAATTGAACCATATTGTGAATCAATGTCAACCTATCCTTTACGGTATTCAACAACTTTCTGAATGATCCTTCCTTGGAATATCGTTCATATAGATTATCCAATGATTGAATTCCTACACTGAAGTGTGCGTTTCTATCAAAGTCATCTTCAAACAAACAAAGTTCAGCCAGAGTGCGTTCCATTTCGTAACGTCCAAAGCTAATCTTTGTCCATCGTCCTACAACTTTTCCAGAAGTTGAAGTTGTGACTTCAAACAACGGATGAAGTTTGAATGTCTTGTGTGTTTCCGCGTCATATCGTGCAGTTTTACGAATGGCGACACATGCTTCTCCACCAAATGCGTTCCGCATTTCTTGGTCATTAAGCTTGGTTTTGTTGTTGATCTTACGAAAGATGTCAGCAATTTCATCAATTTGATAATTGACATACTGAGAGACATCAAAAGTACGTTCAACGAGAACATCCTCAAGGTATGAATCCAATTCCGGACTATACTGACGAAGATTGTTCAATTCTTTCCATGACATTCCACCCATGTTCAAAATCTTTCCTTGATATGGAACAATAATGTCATCATCCAAGTGATACTTGCTATCATCTTGAAAGAAGTCATAAATGGCACGAAGACGTTGACCACCTTCAACAACTTGCAACTTTACATGACCAGTGTCATCAGCAACTTCACGAATATGAAGTTTATCAAAGTGACTAAATCCGTCCTTTGCGAACAATGTTGATACCCATTGTCTTCCAAAGCCAGACCAGCCGGTTACTTGTCCACGTTGATAATCTTCGGGAAATTCAAATCCTTTGGATTTGAATGTGTTGATGATAAACTTGATTGAATAGTGTTTACGATCAACTCGCTTGTGGTTTGATTGAACTACAATACCGTCTCCAACGACCTTATTGAGTTTTTCCTGCGTTTTAGAGCCAACGATTGGCGTCTTGTATATTTTATCAGTCATATGTAATTGTAACCACTATAACTCAACAGTTTAAACTTCCAAGTTTTAGACTAATGATGTTGATACTAATCACTCTATATTTCTGTTAGTATCAATAACAGTGTCTTTCACCATTGACTTACAATCGTCACACTAAAACATATTATGCGACTTCCTCAAAGATTTCTTTTTTTGTTGTTGGCTGAGACTTTTGTGTTTCAAATAACTTTTCTGACTTCTCAATCACCGATTTGATAAAGTCATCGGTAAGACCAGTATACACACCTCTAGCAAGATCTTCTTTGACAGCACCTTGCTTCCATTTTGGGAGTTTAACAAATTCTTCATTGTATACCTTTTTGTAGAGTTCAGCCATTTGCATATTGATTAGAAAGAAGTGGAGATTCGACTAGCGTAGCCCATGTTGCTGCCTTTGTTCATACGATAAGAAACCTTGCTGTAGTTATCAAACCCCGCCTTGGAGGTAATAACGATGCTGCCGGCCGTTTTATGACCGTAGTGTACGTAACCAAATGGCTTCTTCTTGAGTGCAATCTTTTCTCCACATGCAATACACACCTTGAATCCAAGATTGAGACGTTCTTCAGGAATTTCGTTTCCACATCCACAGTTCTTCATACGGTACAGACTGTACCATCAAGATTACAAAAATCAAGTTTTTTGTAAAGCAAAGGTAAAAGAAAAATTGATGATCGTTTTGATGACTATGTATGAGTGAACATCAGCGTTATTTGCTGAAACGAAAGGAAATCTATGAAGTATATATTTTTGTCACTACTGTTGGCATTATCTGTGAGTGCTCAAGATCAAAAGAGGCCAGAACGTAAGGGTCCACCTCCCGGTGAACGTCCCAAGTTGACTGAGGAACAAAAAAAGCAACGTGCTGAACTTGTTGCAAAGTATGATGCAAACAAGGATGGCAAGTTGGATAAGGAAGAACGTGCCAAGGTTAGTGAAGATGATCGCAAGTTGTTGAGAAGTTTTGGTCCTCCTCCGGGTGGTCCGAAAGGTCCAAAACATGATGGTCCACCAAAAGATGGTGATCGTCCAACCAAACCAAAGAAGAACTGATAAACAAAAAACCCCACCGTTAAAAGTGGGGTTTTATTTTTAAGAGATATCCCAGTGAAAGTCAATTGATACTTTATGTTTTGAAAACGTATCTGATGCCATTGTTCGAAATTCGTTAAACGTGTCATCGACTTCTTGTTTTGAATGTCCAGTTATAGACAGGTCAATTACGAATTTATATCTATTTGTTGATGGAGATAAATCCCACGCTGGCTTTGTATAAGTAACTTCACTAAAAGATCCTTCTAAAAGATGTCCTAGAGCCTTAATAGATGTAACAATAGCATCTTTGTTGTCAGAAATGATAGTAAGCTTAATTTTTACAGGTTTACTGTGTGAAATAGGTAACGTGGTTACTTCTTTTAAATTAGTATTTATCTCTCTTGGTATCATATTTCAAATAAATATCTATAAAAAACAAAACCCCACCAAATTAATAGTGGGGTTAGTATTAGTTCTTTAAATGTTTACTTCTTACAAATAAATGATGCATATACATTTTCCGCACGTTGCAACGCATCATGTAATGGAATATCACCGATATATTCAAGTGATTTACCGCTTTTTTCAGCGTTGTATTGAGCTAATTCTTTTTTTGTAGACCACTCTTCTCTGGTAATACAGAGCATTTCTTTTAGAATTTCCCAACGTAGTTCGTAGGGGGTTTTATTATTATCTGCCATATGTTTCCTTTGTGTTTGTGTGTTATGATAGCCACGATTGACTATCACACATACATATACAAGAAAAAACCCTACTAATTTATTTTAATTTTTTAGAACTTGGAATAAAAACTTCTTATATTCTTCCTTAATTAAAATAATCCAACTATCCAACAACCTTCACTTTCATAGATAGAGTGATCCTTAAAAAACTCAGTGATTGCTTTACGAACCTCATCACGTCCATAGTCATGTCCAGCTATTACTCCTCCATTTTTTACCTTTGGAAACCACGCATTGATGTCCTTTCTAACACTCTCGTAGTCATGTGCAGCATCAATGAAGACAAAATCCAGTGAGTTGTCCACATACAAGGATGCGCCATCCCAAGACAAAGACTTGACTGGATTGATTTGGTGTATTACGGGTTCTATGTTTTTGATGAATACATCATACAGACCGTTGAAAAGATCCGGTGATATTTCTGTTTGTGGTGATGCAACAACGTCCCATGTGTCTACACAGTCAAATCTGATGTCTTTCTCTGAATTGATAATTTCTACAGCCATGTAAGCAGCACTCATTCCTTTCCATGTTCCAACCTCAACAAAGTGAGAACCGCTGGGGAATTTTTTAACAACTGTGGAGTACAACTCGGGATAATCGAACCATGTTTCTCCCAAGTTTTGGTAAAAATGTTTCATATGACAATAATCGTAATTGACTATAAATTATATAATAAATAAAAAGACTACCAATTTATTTTAATTTTTTAGAACTTGAAATAGTAACTTCTTATATTCTTCATTGCCTAACGACTTACCATCAAGCAACTTGAACAAAAAAGCCGCACGATTAGTATTACCATAAGCTGAAATTACTTGTTCAGCCTGTAACTTACGACTTGGTAACGTCTTGAGTCGGTTATTCACAAACTCATTCATACCATTCACGATAAGATCCACTTCCTTCTTGGCATCACAAATACGGCTAATCATGCCACGACACTGTTCAGCCAATTCATAATCAAAGGTGGTAAAGATATAGTTATAAAAAGTCTGATAGTCAGGCATACCCTGTTCCAACCACACATCCATAACCTTTTCAATGTTTGACAACTCGCTCTTCATGTGGTGAAGAGCAAGATACCACGCACCCTTTACCTTGTGAAGCATTTGGTCATTCTTTGAATAAACAACCACACCTTCCTTACCTCTCCATTGGTCAACATCCTTTAACAGATCTTCAACACCAGAAAAAGTATAGGTAGGAGGGCGTTTGAGATTAAACTCATTGGCCATCTCATTCAAACGGGATTGAGACCACACAGAGTAGTGATCGTGATTTACCACGCCAACCAAATACCAGTCTGGTTCATCACCATAGTTCAACACAATCTTGTTGATAGGACTAACCCACTCAAACAAAATAGAATAGTGCCAACTACCGTTTATATCGACGGGCAAACAAACATCAAGGGTCTTGAGAATAGTATCCTTGAAAACTTCCAACTCATGACCATTAGCCATAGTAGAAGCATCAACAGTTCCACGGGTACGTAGAATGTATTTGCCGTTATGCTTGCTAACAATCAACAATGAACCATCAAGCTTTTCAACCACGGTACAATGATTCAACGAATTGGGAACTGGAAAGTGTTCAGGATTCTCGCCCCAGTTGGTAAACTTTGGAAAGCCTGCACTGATAACTTCACCAGCATAATTCACAACCACACTACGCATGTGCTTGTTGTCTTGAGTCCACTTGGTGCCGATATGTTGAGGTTGAATCAAATAAACAATTTCACCATTAAGTGAATGTTCATGCACCATAAATTGGGTGAGGTCAACCTTTTGAATGTCAATCTTCATATGTTCAATTTACCACGACTTTACAGAAAGTCAAGGATCATCTTCAACATTTACGCCACATTCTTTGCAACTATCAAATAGTAGAAACAAAGACAGTTTATCTTCCATTTGTTCTTTGCTTCCAAAGTGTTCTGTAAGAACTTCATCTGCTTTGTTATAATCTTCCCAACCCTTCCATTTTCCATCACCGGGAGTGCCACCCAATTCTAAATAATTACACCACGGAAATTCAACACCATTGACATTTTTTACATCATAGTATGGGCATTGTTTTACCTTACCACGATAGTTGTTACTTTCACTGGGAACTTCAATCCAAGTATAACAATAATCTCCCTTGGGGATTATGGATGTATCCTTAACGCTCATTTTACCCAATTCTCAATGCATCAACCGCAGTGGTCTTTAACTGTTCAGCGTTGTTGCCATAAAGAGACTCAGCGTCCTCATGTTTGCCATAATACCATTCTTCATGATAATTAAGCACAATCTTGAGATTTTCAAACGTGTCTACATCATTGTATCCACCTTCATAACCGCAAACAACTACCCGTAAATCTTGAGGGTAATTCTTTAATTGTTCAATCAATTGTCCTACATTCATATTAGTCAACAAAAGTTACATTTTCAAATCCAACAATATAACCACCGTATTTCTTGGGATCATCACTAATGGTCACTTGATAAGTGTCTGGTCTAATTCCAGTAATGTAGAGATTCTCATATTTACGAAGATTCTGTTTCGCATTAACCTTCTTTCCAATCACATCATCTGAAATGGTCAAAAAGTTTTCCTTAACCCATTGCTTCAACATTTCATCTTCTAAAGACTTCTTGACATATATCATATCATCCAAAATATCTACAAGTCCAGCATCAGGCTCAAGATGAACCTTATCCCTTAGAAACTCTGCCAAATTATAACCATCCAAGTCATATTCAAAGAGACAATTAAAAATGTCATCTTCATATGTCTCACGTAGCTCATCAGCAGTGATAGACTCATTCCATTTCTGGTAGTTATCAACCATCCTAACAAATGCCTTGTTAGAACGGTTAACAGTCTTCTCACTGAGTACAGGACGCTTTACTGCATCTTTTAGGTTCATATAGGTTTGTTCACTCATAAGTCTAGATTACTACACACTTTATAACAAGTCAAGACACTTTTGGCAGTTTGTAGTCAGGAATTTGACCTGGAAACCAAAAGAAATCCTCATCAAAACTATAGAAAAAGTTCTGATTAATTGCATGATTGTACGCTTCCATCACTGTTCTATCGTTCATCTGACGTTGTTTACCCCTAAATTCCATGTGTGGATATTTAGATTTAATTTCTTCCGGAACGTGAGTGTTCATAATCTGGGTTTGTTCTTGGTTTTCCATTTATCGTAATGACCGGGAAAATTACGTTCAATATTTGATTCAATTATCTTAGACGCTTTAGAATCTAAAATTTCAGCACCACAAATGTCACAA